TATTCTCCTAAAAAAGAAACAACAGTTCCTAATGAAGGGGGACCGGGATCCGGAACTAGATTAGACAAAGTAAACCCATACGAATTTAGAAAAGGTATGGATCTTGAATTAACATCATTAGGTGTTTCTAGGTTGGCAGAATCTACAGTTGAAGAAAGGGAAAAAGCAACAGAAACTGTTCTTAAAAATTTAGAAGAAAATGGTGGTTATTATTCAGCCTTAATTCAATTTGAAAGAGGTATGAATCATGCGGGTCCAATCAATGAAAAAACCTTCAAACAATATTTAGAAAATTATAAATCTGACTTTCCTGGAACAGGAATGAAAGAAGTAAAGAAAGCTTTTCAATTTGGAAAAATGGAGGATGCTGATCATAAAAATGATAAAATGGAAGAACCAAAATATGATAAAGATGTTTACACTTTAAAAGAAGCTATTAAAAACGAAGTAAATTCTATGTTGGCAGAAGTAAAAGGTAAAGAAGCTAAAAAAATAAATAAAGCAGACGCTGAGAAAGAAGTGTCAGATGAAAAGTCAGCTTCTAAAGGTGCAAAAGGAAAGGAAAAAGCTCTTAAAGCCCTAGATAAAGAAACTGAAACTTTAAATAAAGAAAAAGCTAAAAACAAAGAAAAATTATCTGCTCCTTTAAAAAGATATAAAGACGGTAAATTAACTGCAGATGAATATAGAGATTTGTCTAATGATATTGTAAAAAGAAATAAAGAAATTAATTCAAGGTTAAGTGATATTGAAAAAGAAAAAGATAAGATTACTTTGAATGAAAAAATGGGTAGGAGAGAAGTAGCTAAAACTATGATGGAAAAAGACACCCATATGGAAATTTTAAATATTGTAAAAGAAGCGGGTGTTAATTTAAGAGAAGGAACTGACGAGATTAAAATGTATTACGAAATAGCAAAAACAGCCTACCAAGAAGGATTTATGGCGGGATTAAATAAAAACTAATAAAAATAAGTTATGCAAAAAATTAAAAATTATTTTAAAAGATTATGGAAAGCGCTTTGGGATTCAACAGAGATTGATGAAAAAGCAATAGCAGCATTAAAAGAAGCGAAGTCTAGAATTAATGAAATGAAAAAAGAATTAGCTGATGTAAAAAAAGCAGCAAAAAATATTGTGGCACAATCAAAAGACGTTGTTGATGCAGCAAAAGGAAATAAAAGACGAGGAAAAAAACCTTCCAAAAATAAAAAAACCAAAACTAATAATAATTCAAAAAAGTAAAAAAATGACTTTAAAAGAACTACAAGGAATGATCAAAGAAGAATTTGATGCATTACAAAATGAAGCTGAAGATGTAGATGTTTCTGTTAGCGATGCTGACGTTGACGCTACAGAAGGTGACGATTCAGAAGATATACTTCGTCAAATCTTTGACATGTTAAAAGGTAAATTCGATGGTGAAGAAGAAGCTGGAGATGATATGGGTGACATGGATGATATGGATGAAGATATGATGGGAGAAGTAAAGCATGACGATAAGAAAGATGAAGCAGCTGACATGGAAGAAGCAGCTGCACAAGGCTTTGGAGATCCAGGAAATAAAAAGACTTCAGGAGCTAATGTTGGATTTACACCAGCTAAAACTACTAGAGGTGATGGAAAATTACACGAAGGTGTAAAGAGATTCCAAAAGTTAGCTAACATTATTAAGTAAAAAATATGACTCTTGATGAGTTATTATTAGAATGGTCTTATAGGTCAGAAAAGGGGTATCCGTCATTGGATAGCCCTTCTGATGTTTCTCTTTTAAAAACTATATTAGAACAATTAGATTTACCTGTTTATGAAATTATTTCTAATTTAGAAGAGGTAAGTATGAAACCGAGTGCATTAAAGGGAATAACAAGTCAGGGTCCTTTTAAAGGAGAAAGAAGAATAGATATCTTAATTAGAAAGATTGAAAATAATGAAGAATTAGAATTAGACGCTGGTGGTGTCATTACAGTTATAAACAAAGATGAAGTTATTGATATTTTAAAAAGTGGCAATATTCCAAGACTTGGTATACCTTTAGAGGGTACAAAAGGAGAAAAAACAACTACAAGTAAATTAAAAAAGACTCTAGAATTTGGTACATCTAAAGCAGCAGCAGGAACTACTGACGAAAGAGATCCCGTAGTTGACACTGATGTAAAAGAAGAATTAGTTATTGTAATGTGTAATATCTTAAAAGAAGGAGGAAATTTAATGCCTTTTGATAAAGAGCCTTATGCTAATAATTTTAAAATTATAAGTAATTCAACAACTAAATGGCAAGACACTACTGACATTGGAAAGAAAAAAATAGAAGAATTATTTAAATTAGTAGGAGGTAGTACAAATCCCTTAGCTAAATTAAGAGCTGTTTTAAATAATCCCTATTCTATAGCTGTAGAAATAGTAAAAGCTTATCCGGATGCTCGATTTAATAGAGGAGAAACATTTGAAAAAATAAGAACAGAATGTTCAAGAATAACGGGATTAGATAAAGATAAATGGAATCCTGGGGACATTTATATAGTAAATTCTCAGCCCACATTACCCACAGATACAAATTCAATTGTACCTTGGAATGAATTATTTGTAAATAGTTGGGGGGATACGGATGCTCCTTTAGTTTCAGTTTCATTGAAAGAAGAAAAATACCAACCAGGTAGAGCAAAATCATATTTAAAGAAATTTGGTGATAAATCTCAATTTAATTTACCTAAAGCAACTTTAAAAGCTATGTCTGATGAAGAATTAAAAAGTGGTATAGAGAAAAATAGAGGTGAAGTTATAAAACATATAGAAAAAACAGAAGGATTAAAATTTGATAAAAAGGGGAATGGTTGGAATGGTTTTCCCAATACAAGAACAAGATTAGAAGCAAAATTTGGTTGTTATAGAATATTAGATTTTTTGCTTAATGATCAAAATGATTCTTCAATATTAGGTTTATTTGCTTTTGGTTTATCTATTGATAGAGATGAAAGAGCTAATCCTACATTTTTTAAATTAGTAGGGGGAAATAAAGGTACATTAACTAAAAAAGTAAAATACCCAGCAGGTGTTAATTCGGATATGGATGAAAGTACACCTATAGTAATAGAAGATCTTACTTCTAATGGAAATATAAAAATATCTGGTACTATAATAAAAACGGATGGTGATGATTTTAATGAAAAAGAAGACACATCTAAAACCCTTAGAATGTCAGGAGACGGTCAAGTACAAATTGTTTAAAAATTTATTAAAAAAAACTTGGTTTACACCAAAATAAGTTATATCCTACAACTGTAGGGGTTTTAGGGTCGAAACGGCGGACCGCAACACCGAACACATGGCACAATATAATCCGAAAAATATAGAAGAAACACTGAAGCGAATGGAAAAGGCGGATGAGTTAAAAGGCATACACCGTTCTGGTACTAATATAATGTCGTTCTTTGATGATAATGATCAAGAACACGAATTACAGAAACAACAATCAGCAGCTGAATTAAAAAAAGACGAATATCTTAAAAGTGTTGAATTGTTAAAATTACTTACTCAAGAAGAAGGGACGAAAGAAGACCTAACACGCATAACAGCAATTGGTTTATTAATAGAAACAACAGATTTCCTAAATATACCCCCAGATCGAAAAAAAATAATTAAAGAAAATATGATCTGGTGTAATTTACAATATGAAAAATATACAAATGAAAATTAGAGACATTGAAAAATGGCAAGATGATTATTATCCTTCAAAGGAAAAAATGAAAAGTAAAAAGCCCCGCAAAAGTGATTTGGATGGGCCAGAAAAGGATGTTATAATTAAGTCAAATAAAAATAAATTATGAAATACGCAAGACAAACACAAGAACAATTAGATAGATTAGACATATCTTTAAATAAACTTTACATGTTAGTTAAAAGAGGTGAACAATCAGAAGCTCTTAGATTTATGAAAGAAGGAGAATTAAAAGAATGTTTTGATGATTTACAAAGTATAATTAAATTATCATCTACAGGAACATTGGGAGCAAGAGGTACATCACAAACAGGAACATTATAATATGTTAGCAGCAGAAAAAATCCAATCAAATTGGGACCGTTATATTAAAGTAATAAAAGATTCATTTTCAAAAGAAAGAACAGACATACTATTACCATTCTTAGACAAGTATAAAGAAAGAATGATGATGATGCCTGCTTCAAGTAAAAATTGGCACCATTCAGCATTTGCAGGTGGTTACACTGACCATGTTTTACGTGTGTTTGATTGCGTTAATTCGTTGTATAAAACGTGGATAGATATGGGGGGAGATGTTTCCACATATACTGTCGAAGAAATGCATTTCGCAGCGTTATTCCATGATTTAGGTAAGATGGGACAACAAGAAGGCGAGTATTATCAGCCAAACGATTCACAATGGCATATGGATAAATTAGGTCAAATGTATAAATTTAACACTGACATTCCAGCTATGAAAGTTCCTGAACGTTCATTATTTATACTACAGGAAATTGGTTGTAAAGTTACACAAAATGAATTTATTACAATTAAAATTCATGATGGTTTGTATGATGAGTCAAATAAGTTTTACTTTATGTCTGGTCAAAAAGAAACTAGATTAAGAACACATTTACCATTGTTAATGCATCAAGCAGATCATATGGCTGCTCAAATTGAATTTGAATTGTGGAATAATCAAGCTAATCCATCTTCTAAACCAGCAAATGCTACTAAGGGTGATAAAACACTTAGAACGGCTAAAAAAGTAAACACACAAAATAATCCAAAATTAGCATCAGCAACATTAGATGTTATAGATTCATTTTTTAAAGATTAATTATGATAATACTTAGTATAATATTAACAATAGTAATAACGGCTTCTGCTTTTATAGTTAGAAATTTAATTGTAAAAAATGAGCGTTTAGAAGATTTTATATCTAAACAAAGTGAAGCTATCACTGCATGTGATAAAAGATTAAAAGAAATTGATGATAAAGGTATGTTTTACGCTGATGATCAAATTGGTTTCTTTTTTAAAGAAGTACAAAAAATACAAGATGCTTTAAACGAGTTTACTCTTAAATAAAAATTAGTAAAAACCACATGTCAAACAAACTTAAGTACGCCCCTACTCCTCCCCTAGAACCAGTAATCACTGAAATTTCCCAATCGGGTCCTAAAAAACGAGGAAGAAAAAGAACAAAAAAACAATATTTTACACCAGATACTGACGCAGCTATAAAAGAATATTTATCTACTTCAAATCAAGACAAAAGAGATTATATATTTAAAACAAGAATACATTATCCTTTTTATAAGTTAGCAGAAAATTTAATTCACACATTTAAATTCTACTATACAGAAGTAGATGATTTGGAAGATTTAAAACATGAAGTTATTTGTTTTTTACTAGAAAAATTAGATTATTTTAAACCTGAAAGGGGTACAAAAGCATTTAGTTATTTTTCAATTGTAGGTAAAAATTACCTTATTTTATATAATAATAACAATTATAAAAAGAAAAAAGCAAAAGTAGACATTTTAAAAGCAGATGAGGATGATGGGGTTTTACATCAATTAGGTAGAGATGGACGTAAAGAAGAAATAAAAGAATTTATAGATTACCTTACAGAATACATTGACAAACATATGTTTACAATGTTTAAAAAAGATAAAGATAGAAAAGTATGTGATGCTATTAATACTTTATTTAAACGTAGAGAAAATTTAGAAATATTTAATAAAAAAGCTCTTTACATTTACATTAGAGAAATTACTGATGTAGATACTCCTGTTATTACTAAAGTAACTAAAAAATTAAAAAAACTATATAAGGAATTATATAGGGAGTTTGATAAAACAGGATATGTAAGAGTTTAAAAAAGCCATATTTATAATAAAATAATATGGATCCATTAAACCAATTAATATTTGATGATACTTCTTTCTCAGATTTATTGAAAGAAATTCATGGTAACCAAAAGAAAAAAGCTAAACAACTTGCTTCTTTAATTGCTGAATTACGTCCTTTAGTACAATCTTTGGGGGATGCTACAGTTGTAGTGCCATTAATTAAAGAATATATGGAAATAAGTGTTAAAAATGATGATCAACTAATTAAGATGGCTGCTATTGTACAACGTTTATCAACAGCATCTGTTTCAGGAGGAGATGGTGGGTTATTAACAGAAGACGAAATGGCTCAACTTCAAGAATTAACTGAAGAAATAGCTAAAACTGTTGAATCTGAACCTAAACAAATAGAACAACCAAAAGGATAAAAAAATGGCACAGGCAACAGAAGGAGTAGTAGGATCAGGAGGTTTAGGATTATCAAATAGTGGAAAGGGTATGATGGCTCTTAAAAGAGTTATATCTGTTATATTAGATGATTCACATGAATATTTTGCTGGATTTCAATCTTTAGGTACTATTTTTTATGAAGATCCTTATGATTCTTTTAATTCACTTGAAGGTGAACTAAAATTAAATACTAATAATTCAGCTAGACCTATAACTCCTAACCAACAATTTTATCCCTTAATAGGAGAATTAGTATTTTTAATTAATACTATGTCAAATGAACCTTCAGGAGGAGACAAACAGTTTAATTATAGAAATTATTATTTCCCACCTATAAGAGTACACAACCAATCATCACAAAATTCACAACCTGCTAAATTTACAACTGAAGAGACAACTCAGACAGAAAAAAAAGACAGAGCCCAAAGTGGGACACCTAATAAAGCAAGTGAATCTTCAGGAGCTATTATTAATTTAGGAGATTTTTTTGAAGATAGAGGAGTAAAAAGATTATTACCCTATGAAGGTGATTATATAATAGAAGGTAGATTTGGAAATTCAATAAGATTTGGTGCAACAACACCATACAATGAAGAAACAGAAACACCCTATCCTAATCCTTGGTCATTTAACAGTGTAGGAGGAAAATCAACCCCTAATGAAACTGAAGCCCAAATAGGAGACCCTATTACAATAATAAGAAATGGACAAACAGAAGTAGTGTCAGACAATGCATTAGTTCCTTTATTAGAAGACATTAATGGAGATCATTCTTCCATTTATCTTTGTTCAAATCAAAGATTAGAAAATCTTAAAGTAGCAGGAGCAAG